GTCTGCATGATAACAGCGCTTGCTATAGCCACAGTATTAGAGCTAACCGTGGTGGCGGTGGTTAATACGTTAGATGCTAAGATGCTGTAAATGCTATTCTCGACAAAGTTATCAAAGATGTCCTTTTTGCCTGTGAGTTTAAACGCCTTAAACCGTTCCGATGTCTCTTTGTTTAAATCTGTTAAAATCTCGGTCATGCGTGTTTTGTGTTGTGCTTGAATCTCAGCGAACTGGCTGTCGTTTTGGTTTGTTTCGTATGAGTTAGCCAATTGGTTAGCGGTCTTTTTTAGCTCACGCTTAATCATTTTTTGATAGCGCAAGGCGATTCTGTCTTGTGTCAACAAAACAGCCCTTGCATACTTTAGCTTCTCGATTCGTGTCATAGCTAAAACATCGGGTTAATGTTAGGTATATCAGCCCCTGCCATTTCTAGCGGTATCAATCCACTATTCACAAGCAATACATCGCCACCATCGACTGGCTCATAGCCCATGGCTTGTCTTTTCTCGTTAGTGCTGATTGATTGCATGGTGTCTAGTTTAGTATTACGCTCGGCACGTCTCGGCTCTAATGCTGCCACCGAATCAATGTCCACACACAAAATATCGCTAGGTTTTAAACCTACACGCCACCCTAGCCAACGATTAAGCGATGCTAAAAGGTTGTTATAAAGTGGAATGGCCGAATCTTCATAAAAGGCCGCCCTTGCTTGTTCATAGTTAGCATAGGTTTGACTGCCCTCAATACCTAATAGCTGTGGCGGTACTTTTAACGCCTCGCACACATCTAACTTAGCCGATGTTTTACCACCCAAAAACTCAGCATCGCGCATGGTAAAACCGAATGACTGCCACTTGAGGCCGCCCTCAGTAATCACTGGCTTGCCCGTATTACCCTCGCCTGTGTACGTCTCGCTGAATTGCTCTTTTAACCGTTGGAATGCCGTTTCATCTAAATTAGAATCGGTACTTAATGCGCCGCTCGGCTGCATACCGTTTTTGAGCAATGAAAAGTTAGACTTGGCATAGGCGTTTAATTGGTCAACAGCATAAGAGCAGGGTAACAAAGGGCTGCACCCTCTAAACCTGTCTAACGGGCTGTATGCTTTCCACATCAACATATTTGATGGTAATACTGCCATAGATTTAATGTCGTTATCGCTTGCTGTGTACTGCCAAATAGCAACCTTTGCGGTCATGGTTTGAGACAATATAGGCGTGAGATAATCAGGACGTAAAATAAAAATCTCTTTAGGCAGTCGGGACGGTATGGCAGCATCGCCCCAAATCGGTGCTTCACCACCAACAAGATAATAAATGACGGCTTGTTCCAAAAACTCACTTAATGATTGCAGCTCATTCGGCTGTGATATGAGATTCATTAGCGCGGCATTGTTAATAACCTCCTCACCGCGTTTAATAATAATCGGGCATGAATTAAACGCGCTAACGTATTGCTGAATACAAGCATAAACAGTCGGGTTTTGTTGATACGCCTCTTGTACAAATTGGGCAAAATTATAAGCTGTAAAGTTGCTCGATTGGCGAATAAGCACACCTAAGGCGTTGCTCTTTTGTTCGCCTTTCCAAAACTGCCACCATTTTTTACTCATAATCGCCGTACTCTTACAATGTTTGATGGTCTAACTATTGGCTCTATCGCATAGCGTAGCGCGTCTGCATAGTGATTGTTTTTATCTTCGATGTCGGTGGTCGGGTTATCGCTATCATCTGTTTTATAACTATACGCCGCCAACTCTGCAAAACAACACTGTGCGTCAGGGTGTATGTAGATTGCCTTAAACGTCTGCAATGCCACAACACCATCCTCTACGCTGCCTTTCCACTTAGTACAACCTTTAATCAATGGTATCTCTTTTTTAACTTTTGAGATAGTCTCAGGCCGCGCACAATCAGCCCGTGAAGTATATTTTAGCACATTAGGCACATGGTCAATAAGATACGCGCCTGTGTCGTCTAACTCAAGCCCCACTTTAGAAGCCGCGTTTCTAATATATAAACTATCCTGAAAAATATAACACTCAATAATTGCAGTAGGGTCAACACTAAAGCCCCAGTCAATACCGATGTATGGTGTGCCAAATGTCGGGTTAATCTCAAAATCAAGCATCTTTAGCTTTTTGGCCAAGATTGAGTTATCGCTGATTTTTAGGAATTGCCCCTCCCATATCCAAGCGTATCGCCCTGCATCGCCGCGTAAATCCCTTAGCCGTTGATTGTTTAGTGACTCAGGAAACCATGGGTTATCCTGCCAGTTGATTGTTATGTGTAGGGTGCGTTCGTCTTTGTTAATGATGAATTGTTGCCAAGTTGCGTCTACCTCAAAGCGAGGATTAAACACCACATAAAAACGGACTTGGCCATAACGCGGCGTAGGTCGTAGATATGACCATGACTGCTCAGAGATGTTTTCGGCTTCATCGGTTAGCACTACGCGTAATTTATTGATTGACTTAATAGATGTGATGTTTGATTTTAAACCCGCAAAAATAAACCTTGAGCCTGTGATTAGATTCGTTATTTCGTTATTGAGTATTTTAAAATAAGGGTCAAGTTTATATTTTGATATTGCACTGACAATGGTTGCATAGAGTGAGTCAGCGATTGATTTTTGAATTTCACGACAGCATAGAATAACGCCATCATCAATAAAAGACTCGGTAATAGCGATACAAGCCAACGCCTCTGATTTTGCGCCACCCCTGCCACCCTCCCAGATAATCGTGTCGTATTGGTTAGTTTGTAGATTCACAAATGAGGGGTGTAACCTTTCGGGATAACTAAAGTTAATCATCTTTAGGCTTGACAGGATTAAAATTAAATACTGGCGGCTGTAACGCTGTACCATTCGCGCCCGTGTGTTCTTGCACGTTTGTCTCTTTCCAACCCATGCGCGTTTTAGCCCAAAACATTGCAGCCCTTACGCAATCGCTATATGTTGCGCCTGTAGCTAATGCTTGACCGCTTGCCGCTTGGTATAAAAACTTGCCAACATTTGCATTTGCTTTAATTGCACTATTTTCTAATTCTTCATGATAATACTTATAAAGCGTTTTATCATCAATACCGATATATGCAGCCACTTCTTTAATAGGCACACCATAAGAGCGTAACGCAACAATCTCGGCTCTTGTTTTTTCTGTTGGTTGGTGCAATGGTTTTGACATGGCTAAGCCTCATTTGTTTTTTTTGAGGCTGCATAAGGTGAATGGAGCGTGATGGTTGGAATCGCACCACCGCCCACTAACTGGTCGCTAGTGGTAGCCTTTGTATCACGCTTAATTGATTCACCTTTATACATACCTGCGCCCATTTCGTCAATCTTTGAGAATGGCAAGATAGGAACTGTAAGGCGTTGGCGTGCTTCTTTGTTGAGAAAATAAATGTAGCGGAGTTGGTAGCCGGGCATTTTTTCAGCACCATGGGGCGTCTTGGCTCCGCCTGTTTTCAAAATGTGCTTCGATTTGCTATAAGTTATGTTTGCGGCAATCGTTCCATCTTCCAACTTTATCAAAGTGCTGTTTTTCTTAATGTTCGTCAAAACAAACCCACTAGCCCGATAAATCGCCCCATCACCGCATTGCGTGCCATCGCTAAATGAAAGAATCCATTCGATGTGAGGGTAATGTTTTTTAATCAATCGGAACGCCACGGCCATTGCACGGCTTTCACTGTTACGCGGTAATCTGTCGCTAAACGCCATGCGGTTTAACTCAAGCATTCCTGTCCATGCCGTGCCTTCTACCAAGGGTAAAACCTTGCGCTTATCCAATGGCGACCCAAAAGACATAGCTCCCTCTAGCCTATCGTTAAGGTACGCACCAAAGTGTAACGTGCTATTGTTTACCACCTTACCGCTATAATGCACCCGCTTAACAAGCGCATTGGCTGCCTGTGCTGTGATAGGCTTTACAATAATATCCTTTGCACTAACCATTGCGAGCCTCTAGCCATTGGGAGCATATTAAAGCGAGTGCGTTGCCGTTGCTGTTTTCATTTAACCCTGTATCTGCTATTGGA